ATTCCTTTTATTTAACAATATGGTGATGAACACCTCTTTTGACCGTCTAACCCTGCTTTAGTTCCTTTACAAACTTGAACCGCAAAGCCGTTTGAATAAGCTGAAGGGTAAACTTTAAATTTTGATTTAGCGGCCGCTTTACCACGAGCACATAATTTAGTACCGGGTTTCTTTTTACCTTCAGATACTATCTCATCATTACTTTGACGTTTTGCTTTATCAAGATAATCGTAAACTCTATCTCTTTTAATTTTATAAATAAATCTTCGTATCTGTCAGTTAACTTTTTAAATATTGGCTTAGTTGCTTCAACAATTCTTTCTAATGGCGTTGTAAATTTGAAACCATCGCTTTCACCAAACCCTGTTTTATTTAACAAAGGTTTTACAATAAGTTGGATTGCTAAAACCGATGCTGTTGCAGCAAGTATTGCAGCTTTTGATATACTAATTATATTTTTAAGAAGGCCTCCTCCAAATTTAGAGAATATATCGTTTGACTTATTTACAAAAGAAATCACACTAGTTAGAGGCTTTCCTAATAGCTCTGACAGCCATTCGGTTGTTTTAATAACTAAATCAGGTATCCACGAATTTCCAATAATTTTATTATAAAGCCAGGCAAACCAGCCTTCTACTTTTATTGCCCAGTTTTTTACTATTTCTAAAGATTTTTGTAAACCAGGAAAAATTTTTAGTATATCTATTTTTGGAAGTTTTTCTTTAAGATAAGAGAATGCAGAATTTACTAGTACGCTTATTTTTCCTATAGCGTACTCTATATTGTCAATTAAGTACTTGCCAATATTTGTTTTAGAAAAAGAGTCATATAAGGATTTGCCAACTGCAATAGAGCTTGCTAAGGCAATTTTTGACCACAATAAAAGATCATTTATTAGAGCTTGAATAATTGGCTGCCAATCATTATAAAGATTTTGTGCAAAGACATAAATTTCATCTGATACTTTAAATAAGTACCTTTTAATTTCAGCAAAACCTATTTCAACATCTGCTACAAATAAAAACAATTTAAGTTTTGCTAAAGCAAACGTCAAACCTAAAGTAGAGGCAAAATCAAATATTCCTTTAGCAGCGTTATTAATCGCATTAGCTAACCCACCAGTAGCCCCTAATACTGCTCTTTTACTCTCAGATGCTAATACAAATAATGAGGTTCTTAAGTTCTGAAAAGCTTGTCCAAATGTTATATCAACTTTTGCAAAGCTAGATTCTATTTGTTTCTGTTGACTTAAAATTGCTTTAAATACTTTCGCAGAACTAAGAACCCCTTGTTCACCGAGTTCTCTTAGTTTTCCAATTGAAACGCCTAATCCGTCTGCAATTGCACCGGCTAATGGTGGTGCATTTTCTAAAATAGAGCGTAACTCATCACCAGCAAGTTTTCCCGATGCCAGTGCTTGCCCTAATTGCTGAACAGCAGCGTTAGACTCCTGAAGACTTGCACCAGATGTTGCAATTGATTTACTTATCAATGAGGTAGCTAGAGAAACCTCGGACTGCGATGCTCCAAATCCTTTTGCAGAACGATTTAATTTACTATATAAATTAGTAATAGAATTTAAATCTGTTCGTGAACTTATTGCAATTTCTCTTGTTTCTCTTAAGGCAATATTAAATTCTAATTGAGAGTCTGTAGCTACTTTTAGTTTAGATTCTAAATTTGTAACAGCATCAGACATTCTTGTAAGGCCAACAACGCCCGCAATCAGTCCAGCACTACTTGCAAGTACTTTGGTAAAATTAGAAAAAGTTTCTGATACTCTTTTTGCACTGCTTTCTATATTACCTACGGATTCTTTTAGCTTAGCAAGGTCTGCTTGAGCGTCTTTAGAATCCGATATGGTTTTTAATACTATTGCCATACGGTTCCTTTTCAATTTAAAACCCAGGATTAGTATAAAATCCTGGGTATGGGCTTATTCGCCTTTTATATCAACTATAGTCCCAATAGGATTTCCATACTTTAATGCAGTAGATTCTATAAACCTGGCTGGTGCCTGTTTAGACGAACCCTCATTCAAGTATTGAATATAGTCAGTAGTATTCTCAACTAAAAAGTATTTGTCAGATTCTGATGATTTCCAAGATGCTCTTGCTAGCCCTGTGTCAACGGGTGTCTGTTGTCTTAATTCAGAAACCATGTTAGATACTTCTATCCTTGCCTGTTTCTTAGATTCAAAATCTCTTGATTGTAATAACTTAGCAAATTCTCTTTCAATTCCTTTTACAGATATATTAAACTTCATTTAATATCCTTTAGAATTTCTAATTTATCACCACCAGTCGCCATTAACATTTTTCTCAACATTTGAGAATTTGCTAAAGGATTTTTCTTACTGCCTTTAGAAATTACAGCAAGACTAGGAAAGATATCCTGTGGTTTTCTTTTCTCACCAAATGTATTCATAAGGTAAGCAGCTCTTAAATCTGACCGCCACTCAATCGGTCTACTTTCAAAGTAAGAAACCCACATCAAAAACTCATCATAAGGCATTTCTTCTACTAGTTTATAAACCGGCATTTTTAGATTATAGGCTAGCTCAAACAAAACAACTTGTTCATCAGATAGCGTTACTTTCCCGCTTCGTTACCTGCAATACCAGAAAACTTCATAATTTCATTAGAAAGCTTTGATAACTCATCCATTGGAAAGTTTTGAAAGTCTTCTTCTTGAAGGTCATCTGCACCTTCCGCAGACATCTTAATAATTCGTTTAAGCAAGTCAAATCCAGAATCCGGATCATCATTGATTGCTTTAGCACGATCTTGGATTTCCATTACTTCAGCGACACTCAGTTTAGTAATTTTGATGTCTTCACCAATAAACTTAACGTTTTTGGTCATCTTTTTACCAACTAGGGCTTTAATACCTTCAGCCATTTTATTGTCCTTTAAAATCTTCGGAATTACTAGCTTGGAAGTCATCTAATTGCTTCCTCATTGTATGTAATACTGCAAGTGTTTTAAAAATTTCTTGAGATTTCTCCTGATCATCTGCAAACTCAGAAATTCTCTCAAATGTCTTTCTAATGCTTATATCAATACTCTTTCGCATGTGCTTTGCCGTAGTCCTTAAGACGTAGCCCATGCTAAATGGTTTTTGATCCATCTTATAATCAACTTTATTAATAATAGGGCAGTTGTATTTTATGACAACCTATTTAAGTAATCTTCATTAAGGACCACCCCTATCAATTTAGGATCAGGTAACTGTGTATGCGCCGAAGAAGTCAGATTGAACCGACAGTGTTAAAGTAGCTGTATTAGCATCGGTCAATTGAGGATTAACCAAGAGAGCTTCAATCTTACCAATAAAATAGTAACTAGTATTTTCAACGGGGTTGGCAGTCATGCCAGCAATTGAGTTAGCAGTATTAGTGTTTGATGAATCAAAGCCACCAGGCAGTTCGTTCAATAGTGTAAAACGAAACACTCTTTGAACTTGATCACCAACGTATCCGCCTAATGTGGTACCAGAGCCCCATTCGCTTGCAACATAGTTGAGCGTCATTTCAAGAGTAGGAGCGTCTGCTTGTCCTTGAATCTGGCTAGAAGTCTTCTGGCCGTAAGCAGGAACGTTAACAATATTTGCAGGAGTACCGATAGAAGGAAATTCACGAACGTTTTTGATTCGTGTGTATTTGGTAGCTGCAAAGCATGCTTTTAAGTTTGCTTCTGTAACAACAGCTGCATTAATAACCGCAGCGTTAGCTGTTTGATCTGTACCAACAGACAGATCTGAGAACATACCCGCGCCGATAGAAGCGATATGTGTCATTATGTATTAACTCCAAAGTAATTGAACGGAATTGTGTAAGCCGATCTAAATAATGATGGGTTGTCTTTGTCTAATCCTCTTACATCTAGAGAACTATTAGAGAATTGAGTGACATAACCTAAATTGGTCTTGACACTTTTACCAACAAGATATAGATCTAGCTTGTCTGCAATAAGAGATGCTTGCCTGGGCCCATTTCCTGCAGATGTAAATATATCTATTATAAGTACACCAGATACTGACTTTAAATTAAGACCAGATCCGCTTGCAATAATCGAAACTCTAATAAATTCATTCCCAGCCGCAACTGCTACAAAGTTGGACGGATATGTCTTTATTTGTTCTGCTTTCCAAGTAGCACTATTGAAAATAGAAAAGACATCATCTTGTAAGCCAATATACTTACCCATGCTATGCCTCTCTATAGATATTTACTAAGAAGATGAAACCGTCATTCTTAGGAATATCACCAACAGTCCACGTTTGAGAATCTATTTGTACAGTAGCATATCTAGTAATATCACCAACATCCTTAGCTTTCAACATCAATTGTTTTTCAATTGTGTTTCTGTCTTCAGCCTTCTTCTTAATGTCTATCACTACAGCTTTTGTAGTAATAGTTTGAGATGCGCTGAAAGATGCGGTACCAGTTCCAAAATCAAATGCTGGATTTGGTTTCTTAATTAGTACCACATCTACAGCTAAATCTTTTATCAAGTTGAAAGCTCTAACCAGATTACTATCTATTAAAGCTTGATAGGACATTAGTTAGCTCTCCACCAAGGATTAGTTCCAGAATTTACCAAAAGAGGTTTAATAATTCTTTTGACATTTCCTGGAATTTTATTTGCTGGTAAGACTACCTGTAAATTTATGCTACCAATACTAAGACTCTTAACCGAACCTGTATCATCTAACAAGCCATCATTATTAATTAAATGATAAGCAAGTTCATAAGTAGCCGTAACAATCCTTGTAGGCGTTGTCGTAGAGTCTAAGTCTATTTCATAGCCTATTCTAGGATCAAAATACGTACCAATTCTTGGAAAAGCGAGAGCTTGGGATTCACTTACAGCAATACCCGTCCATTC